GGATACAGCGTTTATCTGGAATGGCACTTCTGAGCAGTATTGGGGCGTAATTAAACCATCTACCGCATGTACGGCAGCAGTAAGCTCTACTGCGGCTACAATGACCGCAGACAGGACATATTATGTTACCTTCGTCAATGCCAGAGATCAAGAGAGCAATCCTTCTCCTGCCTCGAATACGGTTGACCCAAACAGCCATAAGATTAACCTAACCGCAATTCCTCTCGGTGCTACAGGTGTTACTAAGCGAAGGATTTATGCCTTGGCGACAATCGGAAGCACGACAGACACATGGTATGTCGGGGAGATTGAGAACAATACAACAACTACTTTTACGGATGATGTGGTGGATACGGACTTGATTATCGGTGATGTACTTGAAACTGATAATGACGAACCTGCCAAGGCAAGTTATATTCTCGAACACAAAAACAGGTTATTCACGGCTAACGGTTCGTTGTTGTACTTCTCTAAGTTAGATAAACCGGAGGCTTTCCCGACGGACAACTATATTCTTTGTAATGACACAGGCGATAATATAACCGGATTACAACTGCTTAACGATTGGATAGTCATAATTAAGGAACGCTCAGTCTTAATGGTAAACTGTGATGGCGAACCTACGGCCTGGACGCTGAAAGTGATTAACGATCAGAGGGGTTGCCCATATCCAGAGACTATTCAGCTTATTGACAATCACATTGTTTTCCTTGGATATGATGATCTATACGAGATTGCCCCAACAAGTGTCAAGGACGAGAGAAGTGTCCTGCCGACAGGAAAGCGGATTAAACCACTTCTGGTGGGTGATACCGCTCCTACAAGCGTAGATTACGATGGACGGTATTGGTTGAGAATGGGTACAACAATAATAGTCTACAATTACCGCAGGGATAGCTTCACTAAGTATGTATTTCCTGATGTTCCCATAGCTTTTCACGCTACTCCTGATTACAAACTCTACTTTAGTACAATAAATGGGATTATGGAGTATGGCGTTGGGACTAGCTTTAATGGAACGCTGATTCAGTCTTTTGCCGTTGGCAGAGATATTGACATGGGCAGAAGAAGTCAACAGAAGAAGATCAAAAAGGTGTATGCCTATTACCGTAAAGAAAGTTCCGGCAAGACGATGTATATTATGTTCGGCACAGACCAATTGGGGTACACGCAGCCGATTGAACTTGCCAGTAATGATGATGGCTATATGGAATGGGGAACTGGCTTGTGGGGGCAATTGTGGGGCGGTTCGGATTCACCAGGGAAGGCATCGTATAGTATTTCTCAAAAAGATAATTATTTTCGTGTGAAGGTTGGTAGCAATACCAATCCTTTTGAATTTTACGGCTATGGGATAGTTTATAAACTCAAACCTATAAAGTGAGGTGAAACATATTGACGATAAGCACACTTACACGATTACATGATTTTGCTAATGGCACAGCTTCAGATGCGGAGGCGGTAGACCTTGATTTTAACCTGGTTTACGCCAAGGTTAACGAATTAATAGCTGCCTTGGCAAGTGCTACAGAGGGAGTAAGCCTTGCTGATTTGATGCAGACTCCTTCCGTTGTTGGCGTGGCAGAAGGCACGTTGATGGACAAACTGAGAGACTTAAAGGTACAGCTCGACAATGTTTCCCTTGGGCAATTACCGGATGCAAGTGTGACGCTTGTTAAGTTGGCGACAAGTATTCAGAACGCAATTACTGTTATGCTCAAAGTTGGTGCTAATGCCTTGGCTTTACAGGGAGAGGATGCAGTACCGAACACGAATAGGTTCTATGATTTGTTTGATGATACGAATGTGTATTCATGCGGAGTTATCGATACAACCAAAAGCCGCGCTACCGTTGCCGTAGCTGAAAGTGCGACAAGTATTACCATTGAGGATGATACCGGATTTGCGGCAAATAAAGAGTACACAATTCAACAGTCCGACACAAAGGAATCCTTTATTCCTTCAGCGGTTACGGATAACGTCCTTACTGTTCCGGCCTTGACAAATGCCTTTGGCGTAGGTGCTAAAGTTTACCGATCTAATGTGCTGTTTGACCAAGGGAAGATGATTGCCGGTACGGTAAGAAGCACAACATTCCCCACTAAGATAGATGACCCCGATACACTTCCATCTGGAACTTGCAATGGGGTAGCTTATTCTCCTGGTGGAAGGTATATGGCATTGGCAAGCAGTTTAACGCCTTTCCTCGTACTATATAAGCGTGTTGGCGATGCTTACGAAAGGTTGCCCAATCCTTCTTCGATTCCAGGAGCGGCTTGCTATTGCGTGGCATTTTCGCCGGATGGAACTTATTTAACGGTTGGGCATACCTCAACCTATGGGCATATCACTTATAAGATTACTATTGCCACAGACACATTTACCGCATTAACTCATCCGACTGCCTATCCAAGCGGGGATGTATATGGAGCGTCTTATTCTCCCGACAGTACCTACTTGGCATTGGCGCACAGCTATACGCCTTATGTTACAATCTACAAAATAGAAAATGACGTATTCTCCAAACTGGCTAATCCCGCAACATTGCCTCCTGGTACGGGTAACGCCATCGCCTTTTCACCGGATGGGACTTATCTGGCAATCGCGTGTACTACTACTCCCTTTATGGCAATTTACAAGAGGGATGTTGACAGCTTTAATAAGCTGACTAATCCAACTACCATTCCCACAGGAATTGGCAAGGGTGTTTCGTGGAGTAAGGATAGTCTATATGTAGCATACGCTCACACTACTACGCCGTTTGTGTCAATTTACAAACGCACAGTAGACTCCTTTGCCAAGTTGACTAATCCTGATGTTCTCCCTGCTGGGAATGGCACAGGGGCATGTTTCTCAGAAGATGGAGTATATCTGGCAATCGCTCACACGACAACGCCATTCGTAACGCTGTACGAGCAGTTAGCAGATGTATTCACTAAGATAGCGGATTCCACTTCATTACCTGCCGGTAACTGTCTTGGCGTAGCTTTTGGCTTTGATGATCTTTACCTAACTGTGGTAGGCTCCACAACCCCATATGTGACACCTTATAAGACAGGAACACAGGTAACATCCGTAGATGCACGATACGATATAACGCCATCGGCAGACACAGCAGAGGTTGACGCATGGGCATACAGGGATGTTGAGACAAACTTCTCCTTGGATGCTTACTTGTCTATTGTGGGGGCTAGTACAGATGAAAGTTTCACTATTATGGACAAAACCTCAACTACCATTACAACGGATATAGTAGAAGAAAAGTTTGTTGGCACGGTGGAAACTGCTGGTTCTGTAGTTACCCTAAAGCTCACGATTAATAAGGATGCTGCTTCGACTAAGGCTGTGACTAAGTTGCTCGGGGCGGTACTCTAAGAAAGGAGGGGGATAAATGGCCTTTTACAATGTGAAGAATAAGGACGGTTCGGAGACATCCTATAATACGAGTTATGGTTCGGCAGTTGACGATGAAGAACTTCTTAAACCAAAATTAACATCGGGGCTTTATGGGAGTTCTGGAACATCCGGCAATTCTGTCAATTCTGCTTACCCGGGCTTACAAGCGATACTCGACAGTTACCAAAAGGGCAATGTATATGCCAACCAAACGGACTATGATCTTAACAAGGGCAAAGACCCATATCTAAAACTCTACGACCCTACTTCAACTAAGTTCAACACTGGTGACTATTACTTGGGCGGTTCTGCTGCGGTAGGTTCTCCAACTGATGAACTGCTAAAATCCTATGGGGTAGGCCGTATTTATGGCGATGACAGATACGGTACGGCAAATGAGTTTGATAAGTACCTGTTGAAAAATGATGCTGATACTCAGTCAAGATTGCAAGTTGACCCACAGATTCAAGCAATACTTGCACAGATTGGTAACGCTGAAGCAGGTTATGGCACTCAATTATCAAGTATGCAACAGGCTTTGCAGGGGCAGATTGTTGGTGCTAATCAGGACATAGCCTCAACAAAATCCTCGGGACTTGATTCAATTTCTCAGTTGAGAAGGTTGTATGACACTAATCGAGGACGAACTAATGAGTCGATGAATTCAAAGGGATTACTCGATTCTGGCATTAATGACTCCTTGCAAAAGGGAATAAATGCTGAGGAAGTCGGAGGGGTCCAAAACACCCAAGCTAAAACTGCAACTATGGTTCAGGCTGTTCAGGACAGGATTGCACAGATGCAAGCTGCTGAGGCGGCACAAGAAGCGGCTCTGGCTGCTGAACGCAATACTGCTATTGAAGGTTTGCAGAGTCAGACATCGCTTTTACAGGGGCAGAAACCTCTACTGGCAAGTACGCTTTATAATGATGCTTTGAGTGCTAAGGCGGCGAGTGAAACTGAACAGCAAAAATATGATGATGAACAGCAATTAAAAATAGCAGCGTTGCTTGGTAGTTACCTTGGAATTCCAACCCTAGATGCACAGAAACTGATGGCTGATACTGACGATAAAAACAATAATCTGGCTTACAAATATGCTGCGTTAGGGCAAGACGAAAGCCAGTTTGGGCGTTCCCTGGGCATACAGCAACAGAACGCAAACACAAACGCAGGGATTTACCCCAATACCAGTACAAGCCCATATGCCTCAACAATCAATAAATATGCCGATCAATATGGTGTTCCCGCTAATCTCATTGATGCGGTTATCGGTCAAGAAAGTGGTGGAAATGCTAGTGG